ATGCATAGGGGGGGTATTAGATGCGAGACCCCCCTCCCCCCTAAGAGAAGGATCTCACATCTTTAGAACTCTTCTTCAGGCACCTCACGACTAACTTTTCGAAAGACGCCCATTACGTTTTCTTTCACAATCTCATCGATTGCTTGTTCGTTTGCTAACTCTTGATCAACATCAGACAATTGATCTGAGTCTTGCACGATCCTCGCTAGGAGTGAGGGGCTGTGATAACCAGACGCGGTATCAAAAGAAAACCAAGCGGGGTAGTCATCAAAAGGATCGTGAGGGTTATCAACAGTTGTTAGTCTGTGTCTTAACATCTCACGCTCCCGTCGCTTCATCAAGAGTACTAAGTGATACACCAAGAGCCTTAGCTACCTCTACTCTGGTGTACCCAGACGCAAGCATAGACTTAGCTCTGCTTGTCTTTGCTGATGTCATGAGCCTTGCACTCTTGGGGGTAGCGAGATCCCTAACTATGTCCATGTCTGCATTCTTAAGTATGTCGTTCAACTTCGAAGCACTGATAGCATTAGCTTGAATGGCTGCCCATTCATCGGGAGTGATCTTGATCCTTTGTTTACCAGCACCGGTTCTAACCCTAGCCTCGTTCAAAGCTTGGGCTCGGACCTTTGTTAGTGTGCTGGCATCCATGTTTGGATCGTAATCACGACGTGCCTTTACATTGGCGTTGGCTATAAGCTGGGCTTGTCTTTCGAGGGGGCGGTTTCTAACAGCAATGGCGAGCTTGGCATCAAGCGATTTAACCTGATCCGCATAAGCTTTCCTAGCAGAGGGCGATTGTTTAGGCAGGGGGGTATTAATTGAAGCAAGCCTTGCCTGATTAGCCAATGCCTTAAGCTTATTCGAATGGTCAGCATACATCCTCTCAACTGGTGTGCCAGAAGAAAGGGCGTGTGCATTCTTAGCCTCAGCCAGCTTAGTTGTTCTAGTAGTGGACGGTCTACCTGTCCTGAAACTAGTACGACCAGTAGGTTCGAACCTAAGCTCACCAGTCAGTGGGTCAACAGGCCCACCCTTTTCTCTTGTACGAGGCTTTCTTTCTGGTACATCTAGCCTCGACTTAGCCCTCGAAATGATGGTGGATGCAGCGCCACCACTCTGATACTTAGCCTTTAGTTCTTTGATGTTGTTATCATTATATGAAAGCTTATAGTTAAGTCCGTGCTTCTCTGCATCAATGACAACCATGGAATGCTTGACTGCACGAGCAAGCTCATGATCCGAGGCCTGACGAAGAGACATGTCAGTGATCAGATTGGAGATGATACCCATCTGAGTCTGAGTGTTCTTCATCTTCTTCATACCAGGATAGCCAGGGTATGCTGACTGAGGATCGAATCCCTCGAGATCCTTTAGAGCAGGACGATCGATGATCCTACGATTGTTGTCAGGGATGACAAGAACGGTGTCTCCATCAAAGTCAGCACCAGACAAACGACTAGCAACGCTATGATGAATACCAATAGCATCGCGAGAATCACCAAGAAGATTACGCCCTTCTGCATTTCGATTATTCACCACCAATCTGGGGATCTCAAACGGTCCACCATGTGGGTGGCGAATCAGAACGACATTCGTTCCATTGATGTAGTTGGGCGCGTAGACTTCGCCAGGATCGATCTTACTGATCGGAAGGATAACGTGGTTCGCTTGCTGTGGTAGAGCAGCGGCCTTCAAATGAACAGATGCTGCGTCAGTTCCAGCAGCAAAGTCATCCAACATCCTCTTACGAACAACCGGGTTGGTCAGAGAGTTAAGCTCATCGAAGGTTGCTTTCCTCTGCTCGAACGTCATGTCGAGCTGTTGTTTAACCAACCTAGGACTCTGCTTAGACAACATCTGAGAAGATAGAGTACGACTCCACTTCTCCCAGTCACCTTGTTCGTTAACGACGTTCATGACAGAAGTAACCTTAGCCTTCGGTGTCCCCATGTCGTCACCAATCTGGCGAACAATGGTTCCGAAGGGAAGTTCTGGATCATCCTTAAGACCTTTAAGAACGGTGTTGTCCTTATCTCCCATTAAGGGAGTACCCTTTGGTTTGTTAGTATTGAAAACCAAGTCAACACCATCAGGAAGATCATCGCGATACATGGCCATACCCTTGATGTAGTGGGTATCACCAACCTTAATACGAACCTGCGCGTACGGCGTTCCACCAAGAGAGACGTCTTTTACTCCAGGTCGAACGAATACGACGCCGTCTGCTTCGGCACCGCCATCTTCCTTGTACTTAACAGCGATCCGCTTTGGATCGATACTCAAAGGCTCTTTGAAATCACCGAAGGTTCTTCCACCATTCTCAGAGAAAGTGCCAGGAAAACGAATCTTATCCCGATTAAGGAACACATCTCTCTGAGTGGTACCTGGTGGAGCAAGAACCTTAATGGTTGTCTCCAGTCCAGTGCCAATCTGAGTTGTCTTAACCGTGTGATAAGCATAACCCTCAGCGCGAAGCATTTCTACCGCTGTGGCTAGCCTTGTCGAAGAAACACCTAAGTGAGTCTCAACACCACTGCCCACATCGATGAAGCCGTTCTTGTCTACCTGAGATCTAAGAGCATCAGAAGTGCTCTTCAAGATATCAGCTTTGTCTTTTGCTCCGGGGTCAAGAAGAGATCTAACAGTTGACTCAGGCTTCTGCATACGAGCTGCGATAGCAACCGTTGACATTCCCTTATCCTTGAGACGCTGAGCCATAGCAATATCAGCGGCTCTCTGTTGATTCTTAGCGATGGACCTTGCTGCTCTGAGTTGAGCTATAGATACGCCCATTCCCTTAGCGATATCCGATTCGCTAATACCCTTGCCTCTTAGATCCGCTACATAATCCAAGAACTGCTTATTACGAGTGTTTTCGGTTCCGCCAGATCCCCAAGGATAACGACCTGATCTACGAAGGATTCCATAATGAACTAGATCTTCTTCCTTGATTTCCAACACCCACCTCCTAGTACCGGTCCGAAGCCTTCATTTCTTCGACGCGCTGATCAAACCTTACAATGGTGTCCATAACATCCATAATGGTCTCACCAAAAGGCTCATGTACCCGGATTTCATCTCTTTGATAGATTCGAAGCTCAATGTCGATCGATAATGGGTCAATGGAATATTCTAGACAGAAGAGCGCCGCATATACTTCCAACTGATGAAACGATGTTGCCAAAATCCCTGTCTTGAGATCGTGGATTCTGAGTTTATTTCTACGAAAGGAGATGGTGTCTGCGGTACCAAAACAATTGTCTGAGTAGTAGAGCGGTTGCTCACAGACCATTTTATACCCGATTGCGTCGTTAACATATGTAGATAACGATTGATTAGATCGGGCAAGTTTGACTCCGAGTCTAATTGATTCTCGAGCCAATGCGTGGAGATCTGTACCTCTTCTAGCCGCTCTGTGGCTGGCATATCTGGCCTCCAATTTGTGATCATCATAATTAAGCCAGTGATAATTACTAGGACTGAGGAACGCGTGCCGGTCTCGAAGATTCGAATGCGTATTGAAGAGCACTTAGAACGTCCTCCTCGGATTGCGGATTAATAAATGAGGCGAAGGACATATGCGAGAACTGCTCAACATAATAATCCTGATTAGGCTGATGTTCCGCTTTTCCATCAATCTTTATCTCTAACATCGCCCAAGTGTTGTTATGGAGAATAAGAATATCGGGAATTCCTTGCGTCTCCCGAGGATCCGGTCTCATAACATAGCAACCAGGAAAACGCTGACGAATCTTAGAAACCAAGTCACGACGGTATCTCGTTTCATTCATTAGCACTTCCTTTCACCAAAAGGCTCCGTGGGCCTTTGCGCATTATATGCTTCTAGATATTGGTTCAGTCTTTCTTCCGGAGCATTAAACACACTCTGAAGTGCAACCCCGATCGCGAAGGCATTCTGCGACATGGATTCCTGAAGAGTCACCCGAAGATTGTTGCTACGCTCGCAGGCATCCTGACGATAATTAAAATAGTTCATGGTTCCAATTGCACCAAGAAAGAAAACCAAGACAAGTAAGAAATATTGAATGACGGTATTTCGTCTGTTCCACTTAACAGACTTAATAACATCTTGGAACGACTTACGAGTTTCCTTAAGCTCAGTTAAAAGCTCATTCACCAGTTCGTCGTTCACTTAATTCCTCCCTTGCCTGCTCGACTTGTTGTTCGACCTTGTTAAGCATCTCTTCCATTTTCAGTAGCGCTAAGTCGACTTGAAGCCTGGCAGATTGAACCCTTTCCCCAGCCTCCTTTTGTCTATCGATTAGGCGCACTTTGGCTACCTCCCGTCTGGGCATTACCCAATCCGAGAGACAACATAATTTTGATTTCTTGAAGGACCCTATTGTTTTCGCCCACTCCACTATCGAAATCTTTAATTAAGTTGATTATTTCTCGGTCTAGATCTTGCCTTGTTTGGAGAACTTCTGTGTTCTTAGTTAAGGCAGGAATAATCTTGGTAAAGAAATCCTCTAGAAGAACGTCGCGTTGCGATATGGCTTTATCTCGGTCAGTCAAAATAATGTTGAAGAGCTTATAGGCAAAGATGGATACGATGACCAGGACAATGCCAAGCACACCGTATTCATACAGCCTTTGTTCCGGGCCGACCGCCTGTTGGACCCTCATCACGATCATAAAAATGATCAATCCCATTTTTCCCATCCCGAAAACAGAAAAACACACTCTCCCTCATTATATAACATGTTTAGACCGCGACAATGTATATGGATCAATATTTATACTTAAAAACGTATCCGTATGGAAATACTCGCTTTTGGTTCAACAACGACCAACGAATCTCCATCATCAGAACGCCGAGATCAAATGCGGCGTCAATTATGCTGGGAAACTCTTCGCCTGTTCTAACGATCTGAACGGGGCCAGAGTAAGCCCAACCTGGAGGATGCTCGAACTGCCTAGCATAACGCCAAGCAAACCATCTGGGCCTCCACACCAGATTATCAGCACGAAGGTTTGTCTTGTCTCTGTCTAACTGGATCGCAGTATCGCAAATGGCGTCTCGACCTTCTACGAACGCCATCGCGACCAAGACCTTGACCGAACGACGATGTTGAACCCCATCCTTGTTAAGCCCGACGGTCATGTCTCCGGCTTCTGTGGGAGATAGAGTCATCCAACGATTGTATCTGACGTTGTAAACTTGGCCAAAGTTACTGACCATATAATCCGGAAACTCCTCTATAACCTTGAAGGACTCAAACGTAGTCATTCTTCTATCCTTTCTCGGCAAAAACTGTCGGCAAATCTTCTTGAGAAAAACTTTTATTATAATACACATAATGTATGGTATTTTCTATTCCATATATATTGTTTTTCTCTATTCTGAGTAGAGGTAA